CAAAAGAAAATGTATCGCTTTCGTATCTGATGGTGTTGCATTAGCTGTTGGTAAAGATTCTACTGCTAGAATCGATGAGAGATCTGATAAAGGCTACGCAACTCAAGTTTACTATTCTGCTGCATTCGGTGCAACTAGAATGGAAGAAGCTAAAGTTGTAGAAGTACAGGCTCACGAAGCTTAATAACTAGAATTTTAGGGGGTGGAAGCGAGAGTGGAAACCCCCTAGAGTGCATGACAAAACAAATAAAAGATTTAAAAACAGTATTACATTTTAAGAAAGGAGATCATATCTACAGATATGTATTAGTAGATAGATTTAAAAATGATGGTAAAAATCATTATGGTTTTGACACAAAACAATATAGAACAACAGAAGAAATATTTGCTTTAGAAAAAGATAGACAAATAAGACGCAAATATATAATAAGGAAGTAATATGGCATCAGAAGTCGACATTTGTAATGGAGCATTAAATCAACTTGGTGCATCAACAATTTTATCATTAACTGAAGATTCAAAAAACGCAAGACTTTGTAATGCAAGATATACTCAAATAAGAGATAGTATATTTAGATCTCATCTTTGGAACTGTTTAATGAAAAGAGTTGAATTAGCCAAAGATACTGAAACTCCTTCATGGGGATTTAGTTATCAATTTACATTACCAGCAGATTGTTTAAGAGTAGTTACAATTTTAAATTATGATTATGATTATAAAATTGAAGGTAGAAAAATTTTAGCAAATCATGGAACAGTAAAAATTCAATATGTTTCAAGAATAACAGATCCAAATCAATATGATGAACTATTAAGAGAATGTATTTCAGCAGGTTTGGCAGCAGACATTGCTTATGGAATTACTTCATCAAATCCTGTTTCTTCTAATATGTATGCTTTATTTCAAGACAAATTAAGAGAAGCTAGATTTGTAGATGCTACTGAGGGTCAAAATAATAACCCGGACAATGGTCAAGCAGATAATATTGGTGCAAGTTCATTTATAAACTCAAGGTACTAAATCATGGGTAGAGTTGCTGTTGAATTAACAAACTTTACTGGTGGTGAATTATCACCAAGATTAGATGGAAGAAATGATTTAGCTAAATATAATTCTGGATGTAAAACTTTAGAAAACATGATTGTCTATCCTCATGGTTCGGCATCAAGAAGAAGTGGTACACAATTTGTAGCAGAAGTAAAAGATAATACAAAAAAAACTAGATTAATTTCTTTTGAATTTTCTACAGTACAAACTTACATATTAGAATTTGGAGATCAGTACATAAGATTTTATAAAGACAATGGTCAAATATTATCTGGTGGATCACCATACGAAATATCTTCACCTTATTTAGAAGCAGAATTGTTTGACATTAAGTTTGCACAATCTGCAGACACTATGTACATTTGTCATCCTAATCATGCTCCTAAAAAATTAACTAGATCTGGTCACACTAACTGGACATTAGTTGATGATGTAATTATTAATGGTCCATTCATGGATCACAATGTAGAAACAACTACATTAAATCCATCACATAAAAGTGTTGGTCAAACTACAACTGTAACAGCAAGTTCAACAACAGGTATTAATTCTAATCAAGGTTTTTTATCTACAGATGTAGGAAGGTTAATTCATATTCAAGATGGTCATTTAAAAATAACAAGTGTTACATCTACAACTGTAGTTGTGGGAACTGTTATTGTTGATTTAGGAATAAGTTCATCAACAACAACAGATTTTGCATTAGGAGCATTTTCTGACACTACTGGTTATCCTTCTTGCGTAACTTTTTTTGAACAACGATTAGTATTCGCAGGAACTACTGCTCAACCACAAACAATATTTTTTTCAAGATCAGCAGACTATGAAAATTTTGATGATAACTATCATGGAACTATAGCTGATGATGATGCTATTGTTTATACAATCGCTTCTAACCAAGTTAATGCAATTAGATTTTTAACTGCAACTAGAACATTAATTATTGGTACGGCAGGTGGTGAATTTGCTGCAGATGGTGGTGGAACGGGAGAAGCAATTACTCCAACAAATATTTTAATTAACAAGCAATCAAATCATGGTGCAGCTAATGTAGATGGAATATCTCTTGGTAACGCAACTTTATTTTTACAAAGAGCAAAAAGAAAAATTAGAGAACTAGCTTATAACTTTGATGTTGATGGTTATGTTGCTCCAGACTTAACTATCCTTGCCGAACACATTACTGAATCTGGTATTACACAAATGGCTTATCAAGAAGAACCGAATAGTATTGTTTGGTGTGTTAGAACTGATGGTCAACTTTTAGGATTTACTTATCAAAGAGAACAACAAGTTACTGCCTGGCATAGACATATATTTGGTGGATCATTTGGTAGTGGTAACGCAGTATGTGAAAGTGTTGAAGTATTACCTACTGATGATTCTGAATATCAAGTTTGGGTTATTATAAAAAGAACTATTAATGGTGTAACAAAAAGATATGTAGAGTATTTACATAAGTTTGATTTTGATGAAACAGATGATACTTCATTTAATTATTTAGATTCACAATTAGCTTACGATGGTTCTGCAACAACTACTATTAGTGGATTAGATCATTTAGAAGGTGAAACAGTTTCAGTATTAGCAGATGGATCTACTCATCCAAATAAAGTTGTATCAAGTGGTGGAATTACTTTAGATAGATCTTCAACTAAAGTTAAAGTTGGATTACCTTATGTTTCATTATTACAAACAATGAGAATAGATGCCGGTGCAAACAATGGTACATCACAAAGTAAAACAAAAAGAATTTATGAAATTACTGCTAGACTTTATGAGAGTATTGGTATTGAGATTGGTCCAGACTTAAACAATATGGAACGAATACCATTTAGATCTTCAGCTAATCTAATGGATAGTGGTATCAATGTATTTACAGGAGATAAAGAAATAGAGTTTAGAGGTAATTATGAAACAGATGGTTTTATATTTGTTAGACAAAATCAACCATTACCATTAACTGTTTTATCGTTATATCCTAGACTTATTACAAATGATGGATAAAATACTAGAGATAGTACCATATAAAGGAGAGCATGGTATATACATTATGAATCAACAAATGAATCACTCATTAATGGATAAAGATATGGAATTTGAAGGTAATGCAAATAACTTAGAACAAGATAAATTAGCATTTACTGGCATGATTGATGGAACACCTATCTTTGCTGCAGGTATGAAAATAATCTGGAATGGTGTTGCTGAAGGTTGGGTACTAGCTACTAAAGAAACTTTAAACCATCCTTTGCTAGTCGCAAGAGCAATCAAAAAAGATTTTGCAAGAATTGCTAAAGAAAATAATATCAATAGAGTTCAAACTGCTGTAAGAGCAAACTATACAACTGGTTTAAAATTTGCTAAGTGGTTAGGTTTACAAGAAGAAGGTTTAATGAGAAAATTTGGTTTCGATGGTTCTGATCAATATATGTATGCGAGGTTATTTTAATGGGTATTCAAACTGCTATAGTTGCAGCAACAAGTGCAGCTCAAATATCATCACAAAAATCTATTGGTGAGTTTAATCAATCTGTTAATAATAGAAATGCAGAAGTTTTAGAAAAACAAGCAGAAGCTATAGATAAAAAAACAGAGTTTGATTTAAAACAATTTGATAAAGAATTTACAAAATTAAGAGGAACAACTGTAGTTCAAAATGCAAAATCTGGTGTTGTATATAGTGGGTCAGCATTAAGAATTGCAAGATCAAATGAAAGAGAAAAAATCTTACAAGAAAATTTAATTAAATATAATTCTAAAATGAATATTGCTACAAAAATGGAAGAAGCAAAATTTGCTAGAATTAAAGGTGATATGGCATCTCAAAGAGCCAAACTTGCTCAAATACAAACAGCAAGTCAAATGGGTATGTCTTTATTAACTATGACTAAAGGAACAACAGTATAATGCCTAAACTTCCTACATTTACAGCTAAAGGAGAAATGACAACTGTTACAGGTTCTGCTCAAACAAATATTCAAATGGGTTTAGATCAAAACCTTGCTAGTGCTATTGCACCCATTACTAAAAAATTAACTGAATATAAAATTAAAGAAAAGAATGCAGAGAATAGAACTGAAGCATTAGAATTAGAAAACGAAGCGATAGTTGAATTAAATGGTTATGTTCAAGAAGCATCTAATTTTAAAGATAGCGATAAAGCAAATAAATTTTTAACTGACAAAAGTAAATTACTTAGAACTAAGTTTGAATCTAGAGCATCTAATTCAAATGTAAAAACAATATTTGCAAACAACTATTTAATGGAAGAGCAAAAGAAAATTTATGCAGTAGATAATATTGTTCATAAAAATTTACTTAACTCAAGATCATTAG